TACCGATTATAAAAATTCAAGAAGAGACTGGGAACAAACGTATATTAAAGGACTCGATCTTTTAGGTTTTAAATACAGTGTTAAAACCGAACCGTTTCAAGGCGCGAGTGGAGCAACCCACCCCGTGTTAGCGGAAGCGGTAACTCAGTTTCAAGCCCAAGCTTATAAAGAACTATTACCAGCCGATGGGCCGGTGAGAACACAAGTGATTGGTCGTAGCGATCCTCAACGTGAACAGCAATCACAACGTGTTAAAGATTTCATGAATTATGAGATCATGTACGATCTTAAAGAATACGAAGCCGAATTTGATCAGATGTTATTTCACTTACCGTTAGCCGGCTCAACGTTTAAAAAAGTTTATTATGACTCTTTACTTCAAAGAGCCGTTTCTAAATTTGTTCAAGCGGATGATTTAGTGGTTCCGTATTCAGCGACTTCCTTAGACGACACCGAAGCCATTATTCACGTGGTTAAGATGTCGGAAAATGAATTAAGAAAACAACAAGTTTCAGGTTTTTATCGGGATGTCGAGTTAACTAAACCAGCGATTACGAGTGATAAAGTTGAAGAAAAACAAAAATCATTGGCGGGTACGACTAAAGTCGGTCGTCAAGAAGATGTTTATACACTTTTAGAGTGTCATGTTAATTTAGATTTAGAAGGATTCGAAGACGTAGGTCCCGAAGGGGAACCTACAGGAATAAAGCTTCCTTATGTAGTAACGCTCGAAGAAAGTAGCAGAGTCGTTTTATCTATCAGAAGGAATTTTGCGCCCAACGATCCAACTCGGAAAAAAGTCCAATATTTTGTCCATTTTAAATTTCTGCCTGGACTAGGATTTTATGGTTTTGGATTGATTCACATGATTGACGGATTGAGCAGAACCGCAACGGTTGCTCTCCGCCAATTATTAGACGCAGGAACATTATCAAACTTACCCGCAGGCTTTAAACTAAGAGGAGTTAGAGTTAGAGATGACGCAGCTCCGATTCAACCTGGAGAATTCAGAGATGTGGATGCTCCTGGTGGAAGTTTAAAAGACGCTTTTCAATTTTTACCTTATAAAGAACCTTCCCAAACCCTATTACAGTTGATGGGAATCGTGGTTGCAGCAGGACAACGTTTTGCTTCAATTGCTGATATGCAAGTTGGCGATGGAAATCAGCAAGCAGCGGTGGGAACAACGGTTGCTTTACTTGAAAGAGGCTCAAGAGTGATGAGTGCAATTCATAAAAGACTTTATGCAGCATTAAAAAGAGAATTTGACTTATTAGCAAAAGTTTTTGCAACGTATTTACCTCCCGTTTATCCTTATGATGTGGTTGGAGGACAAAGAGAAATTAAAGTTCAGGATTTTGATGAAAGAATCGATATTTTACCGGTTGCTGATCCTAATATTTTCTCGCAAACACAAAGAATTACCATGGCACAGACGGAATTACAGTTAGCGATGTCTAATCCACAAATGCACAACCTATATCAGTCCTATCGTAAGATGTATGAGGCTTTAGGCGTTAAAGATATTGATAGAATTTTACCTCCGCCGCCTCCACCACAACCTGCAGACCCAGCGGTTGAAAATATTAAGGCAATGACACAAAAACCTTTCCAAGCTTATAGAGGTCAAGACCACAGAGCGCACATTACGTCGCACCTTTACTTCATGGCAACGAATATGGTGAGAAATAACCCGATGGTGATGGGTTCATTAGAAAAAAACATTTTAGAACACATTGGTTTGATGGCTCAAGAGCAAGTAGACATCGAATTTCAGCAAGAAACTATGATGTTGCAACAATTACAACAGCAAGCGCAGCAAAATCCACAAGCGCAGCAACAATTACAACAAATTGTCATGAAAATTGAAGCAAGAAAGGCAATTTTGATTTCTGAAATGATGGAAGAGTTCATGAAGGAAGAAAAGAAAATTACATCTCAATTTGACCATGATCCTTTGCTTAAAATCAAATCTAGAGAGGTTGATTTGAAGGCAATGGAAAATGAACGTAAAAAAGAGGAAATGGGAGCAAGAATTAACATCGATAAAGCGAAATTAGTTCAAAATCGGGACATTACCGATGATAAACTTGAACAAAACGAAGAATTGGCCGAATTAAGAGCTGATACATCTTTAACTAAACAGCATATGTCTGATGTTGTAAAAATGGACATTGCTGATATGAAACGTAAGGATGTAAAGACCTTGAAAGGTCCAAGAAGATAATCTATAACAATTAAGGAGGAAATATGGCAAAAGACAAAGAACCTTTCTATAAAGGAATTAATCAAAAGCAGTTCCTGAATAAGGACGGCCTTTTAAAAGGCGGCATTGAGATTAAAGTTCCTGAAGGCAATCCCGTAGTAAACAAAGTGGGCGGCCAACGTAGAATGTTAAAAGATAAAAAATCAGAAGTTAAGTGGTACTAATATGGCCTGGTTTGGTCTAGCAAGAATTGCTTTACAAGCTGGGAGTAAGATATACGCCAATCGACAAAGAACAAAGATGGCGATGTCCGATGCACAGTTAATGCATGCACAGAAGATGGCCTCCGGTGAGGAATCTTACCAGGGCAAGCTTTTAGAAGCTCGGCAAAACGATTATAAGGACGAAATCGTTTTACTGATATTAACGTTGCCCATAATTGTGCTTGCATATGGGGTGTGGTCGAACGATCCGGGCGCTATGGAGAAGATAAACATCTTTTTCGAGCATTTCTCGAATTTGCCCAAATGGTTTACTAATCTCTGGATCCTTGTAGTAGCCAGCGTTTTTGGTATAAAGGGAACACAGATATTTAGAGGAGGCAAAAAATAATGGATATAAATCAACAAAAAAGTCTTACTAAGGGTAAGGGTTGGAAATTTGTGAAAGATTATGGCAAAGCCCAAAAAGATCAAATTACAACTAAAATTAAGAACATCGTGGGTGGCATTAAAGCAACTCCCGCAGCTATTAAGAGAACGTTTAAAAAAGACTAGACAACAATTATTAAAAACTATATAAAAGGAGTCTTATGAGTAAAAAATTTGGAATACAAACTAAAGGTACTGGCCGAGCAGTTATGCAAGGTGGTGGTACTGCACGAAGAGACATGCGTTCAGGATATTATCCGAGTGACATGGGTATGCGTGGTGGAGCAATGTACAATAAAGGTGGTCGAGTAGGTCTACGTGATAGAGCTTTCGCGAAAGGTGGCAAAGTTGGTAAAAAAAGCCAAGGCTACAAAGATAGAGAAGATGAATCTCTAGGAATGCGTACTGGAAAAGAATCCACTAAGAAACAATCTTTCAAAGACAGACGCGATGAGTCCTACGGAAAATGGGGCAAAAGAAAAGCTGGTAGAGTAAATAAAGCTAAAGGTGGAAGAGTAAACACATCTAGAGAAAACAGACTAGAAGAATTAGGTCGTGTTGATGCTGAAAAATCTAACAAAAATCGTAGAGCTGAAAAAAGAAGAATAGTAAGAGAACTTAAAAAATAATGAGTAATTACTGGAATACTTTAAGTCCTATCCATTCTCTTCTTACTAAACGTGAATCACATGCAAAAGGTGGCTCGGTAGGAGGTATGGGAAGACCTAAATATTTAGGTATGGCTAAAGGTGGAAAAACTGACAAGAAATGGATTCAAAAAGCAACAGCTTCAATTAAGAAAAGAGGCACTGAAGGAAAATGTACACCCATTACTAAAAAAGGTTGTACAGGTCGTGCAAAAGCTTTAGCTAAGACTTTTAAAAAAATGGCTAAGAAAAGGGCAGCAGCATAATGGCAAAAAAGAAAAAAGCTAAGAAAAAAAATAAAGTAAAGAAGAAAAAAAATAAAAAAAAGAGAAAATAGTGAGTTGGTGGAATAAGAAACGCCTACCCGTTAAAACGATTAAGATTAAACCTACGTTAGGCAACAAACTAACTAAGGAATATAAAAAGAAACTAAAGATAAAAAGAAGAGGTAAATAGTGGCTTTAGACCCGTTACAAGTTTTATACAGATTACAGAAAGGACTTCAAACACGCATTCAAGCCCTCGCAATCAATGTTACGTCCGGAGGGGTTGACAATATGGAGTCATATAAGTATATTGTTGGACAAATACATGCACTGGAATCAGTGCGACAGGAAATCTCTAACCTGCTAAATGAGAAGGAGCAAAATGATACCAAAGGAACAGTCGTCGATCTTAACCCAAGAAGTCCCAAAAATTAAATTACCCAACAAAGATCTTGTTGGTGTAACAAAATCAGAACCTAAAAAAGAGATTCCAAAGGAAGCGGCTCAATTACCGCAACCTACAGGATGGAGAATTTTAGTGTTGCCTTTTAAGATGAAAGAGAAAACAGATGGTGGAGTATTATTAGGTCAAGAAACTATAGAGCGCCAACAAGTGGCATCTCAATGTGGGAATGTACTTGCGATGGGCTCTGAATGCTATCGGGATAAAAAACGTTATCCTAGTGGTCCTTGGTGCAAGGTCGGTGACTGGGTAGTCTTTGCCCGTTATGCAGGCTCAAGGATTGAGATAGAAGGTGGGGAAGTAAGACTCCTCAATGAAGACGAAGTCTTAGCAACAATACAAGATCCTAAAAGCATCTTGCATAAATATTAACATAGGAGGAAACTATGCCTGAGACAACAGAAGAAAAAAAACAACCGATGGTCGATTTAGATACATCGGGTCCTGGGGCTGATGTAGAATTACCCGAGGAAAAAGTCAACGAGTCAGAAGTGGAGGTCAAAGATGACAAGGAGACGGAACAAAAAACTACTGAAGACACTGCTAAGTCCGATGACGCACCTGCGGAATCTGATAAGCAGCCTGATGTTCAAACGAGCCAACCAGAAGAAGACCAAAAGCTAGAAGAATATAGCAAAGGAGTACAAGGACGTATTTCTAAATTAACACGTAGAATGCGAGAAGCTGAACGTAGAGAAGCGGCAGCTGTAGACTATGCTCG